AACTCAATTGATGTAAGGCTAGACAACTCGACAGAAAACGATGTTTTCTTTGACTTCTCGACGCTGTTTTCTTCTGCGCGTCGTGCGTTTACTAATGCTTGCTTTAGCGCAAGTGGATCACCTGCAGGCTCAGGCACTTGGATGGTCATTGCCGCTTGCATTCTTAATCTCGGCAATGTGCCAGAGAATGCAACTAGCGGTGGCGGCAGTGATACCGTTGCTGAGATAGACGCTCTGAGTTTCGGCAGTGCCCCTGCGAAAGATAAGCTATTCGGTGCAGCACTAACTGTCGCTGATATACTCGCTCTTAACTTTGGAAGCGTGCCGCTGAAAGATAAGCTATCTGTGCCAGTGCTGACTGTTGCGCTGATGCTTGCTCTAAGTTTTGGCAGCGTACCGGCGAATGAAGCATTAACGCCAATTGTTGTATCGGCTGATATTGCGGCAGTTAACTTGGGAAGCGTTGCACTAAACGATGCACTGATACCACTCGATACTGTCGCTGAAATAGCTGCGGTTAGTTTTGGTAAGGTTCCGGCAAATGTTGCAGACGGGCCAAAGCCGCCCCAGTTATCTGCGTCTGTTGCGCCAAATCCATCAAGTGTGCCTTGGTTGCTTCCGCTCGTTGTTGGCAGAGTTAAGCCGGTGCCGCCGGATAGGCTTGCGTCGTATTCCTGGCTGTTGGTTAAGCCGGTGATGGCAATGATTTCCATATCGCCGACAAGGTAAACTGTGTTGGTGCTGCTAGACCGTCCAAGCTGGTTTAAGCCGTTTGTACCGCTGGTCCACAACTGAGCCGTTGTATACGTGCCGCTTTCGCCGGTTGGAGTTCCGGTTAAGTTGTTGAATATGTCCCACGCGCCAGTTCCGGCAGTATGGCTTAATGTGTAGTCAAACTGAACGCCGCTAGTGATAAGTGCAGATGTCGAGCCATAGAGGTTTGTGCCGCTACGATATACCCGAATCTGACCGGATGCGTTGACAACAAGACCGTTTGAGCCGGTTGCTTGAGATGTACCAATGAAGCCAGCCAAGCCGCTTGCAGGCACTGTGATGCCGTTAGGGCCAGACCTGATGCGAAAGCTGTATGTAGATGTGCCTGCGTTACCGGTAATCGCTGTGGCAATAGTTACCCGCCTGCCGGTTGCGAATATGATGTAACCCATTGCTTCAGCGTCCTATTTTACAGCAAAGAAAATGGGCGACTTTCGCCGCCCACCATTGTTACGCAGTACCAGCGGTGCCGTAAAGGCCGCGAGGGTCAGACCAGCCAGCAGAGTAGCGCTCAGTCGCTTTAAAGCGAGCATTGCCACTCAGGAAGCTGTTGTCTTCACCGAAATCAATCGCACGACGCATCATGTGCTGCAAGCCATACATTGCATCAGTTTTAATCCACCAAGCGTCTGCAGAGGTCAGGTAGTGGTTAACTACGACTTCAGACAGCATGCCGGTAGACTTGATTGCATTGATAGCGTTGTTTGCAGTGTCATTCTGCAGCGTTGATTTCAGAATGCGCTCAGCTTCGAATTGCAGGTCAACTGGGATAATCAGTTTTTTACCTTGCAGCTTGATTTTCAAGCCGCGAGAATCAACTGCTTTACCAATTTGGATCAGCATGTCCTCAATAGAGGCTTCTGATAAATCCGCGTCGATTGCTAAACGGTTACTGAACGTGCCGCCTGAAGGGCCAAGCGGGTGAGCAGTAGAGTTCAGTGATTGACCATCGCCATCAACCATAGTGAAAGCGCTGTTGAATGCGCGGTTCAGGATGTTGGCGTGGAAAATCTCTTTGGTCTGCTGCATCGAGAACGCCAGCATACGAGCTTTCTTGTTCATAACGCCGTACAGCTCATCTTCTAACGCTTCTTCAGTCACTACGAAGCCTTTACCCACTGTTACGTGGTTGTACTTTGGTGCAAATGATTGCCGGAAGTCGTCGAACGCAACGTCAGAACCTTCAGCCTTAACTGCCGCCAAGCCGAAACCTTCAATCATCTGGTCGATTTCGAAAGCCTTTTTCGAGGTTTCTTTATCGAAGATTTTTGACCATTCTTCTGGGTGCTTGTCGTAAGTCTGGCCGAAAACCGACTTTAAACCATCTTGTAATAGACGGGGAAAATTACCACGTGTAATAGTACCAGCCATGACTTATACCCCCGTCGCTGATTGGTTGTTGATAGAAACGAGTGCGCGGTTGCCCAGCACACCGTTAGCGTCTGGCAGTAACTGTTGCACACGTAATTGCAGTGTTGCAGTGGTGTTTTTGCCAGTTGCGTTGATGACCATGTTGCTGATGTCTAACAAGCCGCTGTTAGTTGCTGCGGTGAATGTAGAGTCAACGTTTAGGCCAACGTCAGTAACTAGCAGCGGGCCGTTAGCTACTGGAGCTTCCATCCATAATGCAGGGTCTGTTTGGATGTACAGATAGCCAGGCGTGCCAGCAGGCAAACCAGTGCGGCTTAATGCTTCGCCAGCAAACCGATATTCAACAGAAGCAACCACGCCTAAAACTTGCTGACCAGTTGCAGTTAAAGCGTCAACGGCTGCAACGCCTTCGGCGTCAGCGGTGCCAGTTGCGCGGACTAAATCGCCAGGTGCGATCAATGTAGCGTGTGCAGCATCAACATAAACACGGCGAACCTTGCCCGCATTTTCTGATGTGTTGCCACCCGCATTATATACGGAGTAACCCATGTTTAAACCCTCGTGAGTTTGTCAAATTGAGATTGTTTGGTTTTGCTCGTTGCCAATAATGCAGAATGCACGGCGAGCTATTGTGGTCTCTAGATGTCATACTCGCGCTGGGCAACGCGTTTCTGCCCGTCGGGAATATAATCAGGCACTGCGCCTGAGGTGTTTAAGGTCTCTACTTTTTCGCCTGTTTGCTCGTTGACTTTGTTTTGTCCACGAACGAAATCTTCTTGGTAGTACGATTGCGGAATGCGCATTAACAGCATCTCTGAGCCGTTTTTGTGCGCTCTCACTTCGCCACCTTCCGCATTTAAGACTGGCTCATACCAAGCACGTTTTGCTTGCTCAATACGACCTTCTTGTTTTGCGTTAAACCAGCGATAATGATAGCCCGCCTCTTGCTGATATGCAAGAATTTCACTCTGAGCCATTGACACGCGCTCAGTTTTGCGCTCATCGCGTTGTGTTTCAGCTTTATTTGCTGCTGCTTCTGTACTGCGTGGACGTCCTACCATGATTAAGCTCTCCGGCTGTCTTTGACAGCTTTAAGGAATGATTTCTTGTCACCGAACATTGATTCTCCAAACGAGTTCCACTGATGTTTTTCATCAGGTGACAGGTCAGCCCAAGTTAATTCGCCACTAGAGCTAACGCGACCAGACTTTGAATCAGTCATTGGCGCCTTGTCTCGGTTTGGATTCACTGCCGGTTTTGTTGGGAATTTGCTGGTGATTTCTTGTTGCAATAACTGCAGGCGCTGATTGACATCTGGCACGCTGGTCAACAGCTGCTGATATGCGCGGCGTGCGTATTCGGCTTTAGCAAAGTCAGGACTCAGTGGGTCAGTAACTGAAATCCATGAGTTGTTGCGCTCAAAGTCAGCTTCTACTGCAAGCTCGTCTTGTGACGGGCCTTGTTGCTGTGGCTGCTGGATTTGCTGCTGAATGTTAACCTGCGTAATCGCATTGTTCATCAGCTGGCTGTCTAGCTTCTCAACTGCATCTACGTCGCCGTAGTTGATAGCTTGCCGACGCTCAAACTTCAGCTTTTCATTCTCTTGCTGCAGGTTTTGCAATTGGATTTGCGCCTGCATTTGAGCTAGCTTCTGAACGTTTTGCACGCGCTCAGTAAACGTCTTTTCCAGATTCTTCAGCTCTCGACTCTGGCGGATTAACTCGCCCTTATCGTTGAAGTGCTTGGCGTTAACCCAATCGTCAGGGTTCTTACCTTGCGCCACCCATTCAGCCTTGGTTGTCCAGCCGTGTTGCTTGGCGCTGGATTCTTCAGGGTCAGGTGTTGGCTCTGGCTTTTCTTCTGGCTCTGGCGATTCGTCTGGCGCGTCTTCAGGCTCATCATTTTCGTGCATGTCAAACGCTTCACGAATTGCCGCCTCTTGATGTGGCGAAACGTCTTCTGTGATTTCTTCTTGGTATTCGCTCATTCTGCAACCTCGTATTTTGCGACAAATTCATCTTCAGGCATTGCGCGACAATGCCCTGTTCCACAATCCAGATAAATGAAACTTCCAATCTCTATTGGATTCCAAGCAGTGCCATCAAATAGAAGCAATCCGCAAGGTTCATAGTGAGCAACATTATTTTTTGCAAGGTCGCGCATCTCATTAAAATTTTTGCCAGTCCACTG